CAATCTTTCTTCGGCCACTTCCACCGGACCCAGGATAAGATCTTCAAGAGGATCGACGGCTCCACTATCTGGGTAGGTGCATGTGGCTACCTCGGAGGACCGATGGAGTACGCGCCACTTAACAACTGGAACCAGGGCTTTGCTACTATCGACTACGGGAAGAACGGAACCTTCCGCGCCCATCTCCACAAAATTCAGGATGGCGAGATATATTAACAGCTTGGCAGGGTGTCGGGGATCTCGACACCCTTTTTCTTTTACAGGTGCATTTTTATCTTGACCTCCACGCTGTATAGTGTAAGATGGAGGTAAGAAGAGTATCCACAATACTTGATCCGGTCGGCGGGCTTCCCTCCGAATACTTAGACAGAGAGGTGGATTATGAACAGGCAAGAATTCCTAATAGATCAGATCGCTTCACGCGCAGTTTCTCGCGCCACGGGTGTCGCAAGTCACCGCGACATGTCTCTCGATTTCCACTATGGCCCATTGGGCCAGATACTGGTGATGGTTTCTATCGACGGCGGCAAGATCCTCGACGCTTCGGTAGGTGAGCTTGAAATAGCTTTCGAACGCGGGTATACGATAAAGGGCTAATTGATTAGAAAGTAGTATCAACCAAAGCAAAGGAGAAACAAATGCTTGATTGGCAGGTTGAAATATTTATTTCAGCAATGGCAGAAGTGGCAAGAATGGAAGGGATGAAATCAGAGAACAAACAAAGGGAAGCGTTGGGCCAATCAATGGCTTACGTAGAGAGAGACTTTAGCGAGATAGCCGCAACGCTTGATGCACTAGCTGAAAAAGCCAAATAACAAAAAAGGAATAACTCATGAAAACACTACACAATTCGGACGTATCTGGCGCAAGACAAAACGTAAAAGACATCAGGGTAGTCGGCAACGGAGACATGTTTCGACTTCTCTGCAAGGCATCAAGCGAAAACGAAGGATGGATGAAAAGCACAAAAGCATGTGAGGTGCCTCACGGGTGTATTGTTCAGGTGACCACACAGCAACGCAACATAGATGGGACTTATTCTGTCGCTGAGGCTATTACGTTTGTCCCTGGAGTTAAAATTGCTGACGACGAAAACAATGGCAGGAAGTTGGTTTCGATATAACTGAAATACACAGCAGACGGTAGCAAATCTTACTTGCCGCCTGTTGGTTGATTGTAACTGACTATCAATAAAAGGGGGTAATGATGAATGAAATGGATGGGAATGAGGTTAGAGCAGATGCAGTCGAGAATTCCTTGGTGGCGGTCCTCAACGAACAAACTCTGGCGAAGGTATATACCGACCCTGCCACCCTGCCCACAGTGCTTGCGGAGGTCAGGAAGCGAACCGACTCTATCGTCATCACGATTGACTCGACCACGCCAGGGGGGAGGAAAGAACTTGCTGCGCTTGGTACAAAAATAAACAAGACCTCTGAGTTGATCGACGGCTTCGGCAAAAGCCTTGTTGCTGGACAGAAGAAGGCAATCAAGGTAACCGACGACAAGCGCAAGGAGGCTCGCGATTACCTTGAGGTGCTGCGCCAGGAAGTTCTTACCCCGGTAAACGCATACAAGGCGGAAGCTGAGCGCCTGCAGCAAGAGGCCCTGGCGAAGGAGAAATATCTCGCCGACTGGGACGCTGCAATCGAGCACAACAATACCAGGCGGCTGATCGATGAGGCGAACAGCCGGGTCCAGGCTGCGGAAATGAAGGTGAAGGTGGCCGAAGAGGTAGCCAAGATCGTCGGTGCCAAACCAGCGGCTGATATTGGCGGGAATCCCGGTGGAATAATTCAACCGCTTGACCCGAGCATCGACCGCAAGCGTCAGGTGAATATCAAGGTAATGGAGTTCCTGCTTGAGTGCGGGGTGTCTGAGGGTGCTGCAAGATCCGTCATCGTAAGGGTGGCGACTGGTCAAACAGACCTTCTGAAAATCGTTTACTGATATCAAAAATCAGTTACAAAAAGGAGTAAGATGAACAAAGTAATTTTGTCGGGAAACGTTGGCCAAGATCCGGAGATTCGCTACACTCAAAGCGGCACTGCCGTCAGTAACTTCTCCATGGCTACATCTGAGCGGGATAAGGACAAGGAGGGTAACCGGCAGGAGCAGACTGAATGGCATCGGTGCGTAGCCTGGGGTAAGCTTGCCGAGATCTGCGGCGACATCCTGCACAGCCGGGTCGCGCGCTCGAACGTGCTGCTGCTGAACACCCTCGGTGCCGAGGTGGTGCTGGTCGCGCCGGGCACCCTGCTGCCGGTGGGCGTGGACAGCTGGCCCTGCCGGGTCGCGACCTCGCTGGACGCGGAACTGCCCGGCGCCGACGCGGTGATGATGCTGCGCGTGCAGGCCGAGCGGATGAACGGC